AGCCGTCTAGACGGTGGGATAGACCACAACTTACAACTAAATAACTCTGAACGTTCAGAGAGTCGATGATAAAAACTCTCTTTAAAAATGTCACAACAACTTACTTCCCCTAAGGCACCACAGGTAATTCCTGGTGCTAATAATCTGGCTGGGGGCCAGACACCTACAACTGATCAGCGCAGGGCTCTTTACCTAAAGCTGTTCAGCGGTGAAATGTTCAAGGGTTTCCAACATAATTCTATCGCTCGCGATATGGTTATGAAGCGTACCCTTACTAACGGCAAGTCTCTCCAGTTCATCTACACTGGTCGTACCCAGGCTGAGTATCATACTCCTGGCAATCCGATTCTTGGTAACAGCGACGGTGCACCGCCCGTTGCAGAGAAGACCATCACAGTTGATGATCTGCTGATCAGCTCAGCCTTTGTCTACAACCTCGATGAGACTCTTTCTCATTATGATCTTCGCTCAGAAATTTCTCGCAAAATCGGCTATGCCCTTGCAGAAAAGTATGACCGTCTGATCTTCCGTGCCATCGCTCGTGGTGCACGTGCTGCATCTCCTGTCTCTGCTACTAACTACGTAGAGCCCGGTGGTACACAAATCCGTGTTGGTTCTTCTACCAACGAATCTGATGCTTTCTCTTCTACCGCTCTGGTAGCAGCCTTCTATGACGCTGCTGCTGCATTGGACGAGAAGGGAGTGAGTTCAGACGGACGTTGCGCTGTCCTCAACCCCCGTCAGTACTACGAATTGATCCAAGCTGTTGGTTCAAACGGCCTTGTTAATCGTGATGCTCAAGGCTCTGCACTGCAGTCCGGCCAAGGCATCATCGAGATCGCTGGTATCCACATCTACAAGTCAATGAACATTCCGTTCCTTGGCAAGTACGGTACGAAGTACGGCGGTACAACTGGTCAAACCTCACCCGGCAACGTTGGTGATTTCATCGGTCCTTCCTTGGAAGATGCATCTACTGCACAGACCGGCATCAACAACGACTACGGCACTGCCTCCGAATTCGGTGCTGTGTCTGCTGGCCTGATTTTCCAGCGTGAAGCAGCTGGTGTTGTCGAAGCAATTGGTCCTCAAGTCCAAGTCACCAACGGTGACGTATCCGTCATCTACCAGGGTGATGTGATGCTCGGACGTTTGGCCTGTGGCGCAGATTACCTGAACCCTGCTGCAGCCGTTGAGCTGTACGTAGGTGGTTCTGCACCTTCTGGTTTCTGATATTTATTCTTTCCTAGGGATCCTTCGGGGTCCCTTTTTTTTACTCTTATGTCCTCAACAATTGGCACCGATACCGAACTATCCGCTGTGAACTCAATCTTGGGGAGCATCGGACAATCGCCGGTTACACAACTGAATACTGAAAACCCTGAGATCAGCTTTGTATATAACATCTTTCGTGAAGCACTTGTCGATGTACAAAATGAAGGTTGGGTTTACAACCGTGAAGAACATGTACCAATGACTCCTGATCAGGATGGATACATTTATATTCCTAAAGATGTTCTTAGGCTAGACATTAGTGGTGGTCATGTAGATCGCAGTACAGATGTTATACGACGCAAAGGTAGGTTGTACGACAAGGTAAAACATACAGATGTATTTACTCAACCTATTGAAGTAGATGTTGTACGTATGTTTGACTTTGCCGACATCCCTTCTGTCTTTCAACGGTACATCACTGCCCGTGCTGCGACACGTGCTGCTACTCAGTTGGTATCTAACCCGCAACTTGTCCAACTACTGCAACAACAAGAAGGGCTGTCACGTGCAGCCTGTGTTGAATATGAATGTAACCAGGGAGACCATAACTATATGGGATTCCCAAGTGATACGTATTACCAAACCTACCAACCGTTCCATGTATTGAGGCGCTGATGGCAAGCATTACACAAACGATTCCTAACTATGTATTAGGTATTTCAGAACAACCAGATGATCAGAAACTACCTGGTCAAGTTAGGAACTCTGTGAATGCAGTACCTGACCTTACTGATGGTTTGATAAAAAGGGCTGGCAGTGAGTTTGTAGCTACGCTACCAAATGTAGATACAGATGGTTGCTGGTTTAACTACTACCGTGATGAAAACGAAGGTTCATATATTGGGCAGGTAGCAAGAGATGGGACTGTACGTGTTTGGCGTTGTAAAGATGGCGTCGAGATGTTGCCACCAGGTGGTAATCCAAATGATCCTGTAGGTCAAGTTAACTATCTAATACATGATAACGATGGCGACATCCAAGCATTAACCATCAACGACACAACGTTCTTAACCAACAGAACGCAGACTGTAAGTATGGGTACAGCAACAGCACCTACCAGTCCTGATACTCACTCAGCATTTGTTGAGTTGAAACAGGTAGTACCACGCAGATCATATGGATTAAACTTATACAACACTGACACATATAGTACTGAGAACTCAGCCAGGGTTGTGTCAATTAACAATCCAAATTTTAATGATACCTGTGGCAGTGACGATTGCGTTGTTCAAATCACAAAATCAGGAAGCAAGATTCATACCGATAGCAATACTGGAATTGTTGTCAGAGTAACCTGTACAGGACAACCTTATGTAGGGCATCAAAATCAGCATGATGATCATACCCATCTTAGATACTATGTAAGCTATACAGTAACTGTAGATTTATTACATGGAGGTAATTGGACAGGCAACTATTCAAGCTTTCTTGTTACCATTGAAGGAACAGATCACAGAGTTAATATTGACGAAATCACTACTTCTACTTACAGAACTAATCTAGCACGTGTAAGACCAACACCAATTGACGTAGACAATGCTAATTCTCTTGATGCTGCAGGAATCTTATCTGGGATAAAGACTGAAATTGGAACAAGTATCACTGCCAGTAGTATTATTGGTAATGGCATCTATCTGAAACACGGCAGTGCGTTTAATGTAGAAGCATTAGACAAAGATCTATTCAACATTGTCACAGATACCGTAAACGATGTGAGCCAGCTACCCAGCACATGCAAGCATGGGATGATCGTTAAGGTAACAAATAGTGCTGAACTAACAGAAGACGATTACTACTTAAAGTTTGTTGGTGACAACAACAAAGATGGTACAGGTCATTGGGAAGAGTGTGCAGAACCTGGGATCACAACTTCATTTGATCCAGCAACAATGCCATATATTCTGCAACGTACTGACTCAACAACTATGACATTGGGTCAATACAGCTGGGCGTCACGTGAGGTTGGTGATGATAATACTAATAAGAAGCCCACATTTGTTGGCAAAAAAATTAGTCAAGTTTTATTCCATAGGGATCGCCTTGTCTTTCTCAGTGGATCAAACATTATCCTCAGTCAGCCAGGTGATCTAAGTAATTTCTGGAATAGAACAGCACTTACATTTTCCGGTATTGATCGAATCGATATCTCTTGTAGTTCATCTAGTCCAAATGAATTAGTTAATGGCATAGAGATGAACACGGGCCTTGTATTATTTAGTGGCAATGCTCAATATCTATTTGCAACCGACAGTGATGTACTAAATCCAGAAACAGCTAAGGTCAATGTGTTAGCTACATATAACTACAACACTGATGTTTCACCAATATCTTTGGGCACGTCTATTGCATTTATAGATAACGCAGGTAAGTTCAGCAGATTCTTCGAGATGGTAAACATCAGAAGGGAAGGTGAGCCTGACGTTGTAGAGCAAAGCAAAGCGGTATCTAAACTTATGGGTTCTGGCTTAAACCTAATAACTAATTCACGTGAAAACTCATTTGTATTTCTTGCTGAGTCTGGCAGTCAGGAAGTTATAGGGTTTCGATACTTTGGACAAGTGCAAGAACGACTACAAGGTGCTTGGTTTAAGTGGAGGCTTCGTCGTCCTATTGCACATCACTTTGTAGTTGATGACGACTACTACGTTATCCATGACGACAATACACTGACTCGTACACCTTTACTTACGTCTTCGACAACACCTTCAATTGTTAATAACGGAGAAGAGTTTAATGTTCACCTTGACCATTTCGTCACAGTCCCTGCTGGGTCGTTAACTTATAACAATACAACTAAGAAGACTACCTTTACATTACCAGCTGCATTTAATACCAGTGGATCTATCGGAGCGATAGTCACTAACAACAGTATTGATAAGGGTCGCTACCAGATAGTGGAAGGTACAGAGCAAGCATTCGAAGCCCTGGTTGGTGAGACATCCGTCATTGATATCAACGACAGCATCAACGCTGAGTTGATTGATTTGAATACTGCTGACCTTGAAGGAGCAACTGTATATGACCTTGAGGCTGGAACTACAGCAATCAACCCATTGGCTGGTACTTCCACTGAGTATGACTCAGGAGGACAGACAGTATCTTTGTCAGGTGACTGGACAGCAGAACCGATCACGGTTGGTTATTTATATGAGATGAGTGTGGAACTTCCCACCATCTTTCCTACCAAGACAGCAGACAAAAGAGTCGTATCTGATACATCAGGTTCTTTAATCGTACAGAGATTGAAGTTTAACTTTGGACCGATTGGTGAATTTACTACTGTGCTCAAGCGTAACGGTAAAGCTGACTACGTAGATAAGCACGAATCATCTTTAATGAACGCCTACAGCGCCAACAGTGCACCATACATTGACGACAGTTTTAGAACAGTACCTGTGTACGAACGTAATACAAATGTGAATGTCATCCTTAAATCAACCCACCCATCTCCTGCAACCTTGCAATCATTATCTTGGGAAGGAGAATATACAAGCAGATTCTACAAACGGGTCTAAGTTTATACACCAAATTACATATGAGGCTGCCTTAGAGGTGGCCTCTAATCTACGGCCAGAAGACCATAGAGAAGTAGTTGAGGGGTATGGGGTAGATCCTATTGACGCGATACCTAAAGAAGCTCTCAGGGGCTTCTGCATATATTTCACAGTACCTGACGGCAGGACTGCCGGACTAGCTGGGATAGGTGATAACGGAGCTATATGGATGCTCTGTACACCATCTATCCATGACTTCCCTGTTCTGTTTGCAAGACAGGCTAAAAAATTTATAGACAGCAGAACAGAGAAGCTTCTGTGGAACTATGTAGATAAGCGCAATACAGCACACCTTAGGTTGCTGAAATATTTGGGATTCACCTTTGTAGAGGAGGTTGAATTTGGTCCCAACAACTTACCCTTTATTCTATTTACAAAATGGCACTTGGAGCAGCATTAGGAATCCTACAAGGTGTATCAGGAGTAGCTTCAACACTAGGTGGATTCTTTGACAACAGTGCAGCACAGCAAGCACATGCACAGAATAAACAACGTGTTGCACAAATCAACGCAGAGAACCAAAAAAGATTATTTGGACAACTTCAAGTCAATTCAAGATTTGAAAATCAAAAGGCAAGAGTCCAGGCAAATCTAGATAACATTGAAGTATCTGGTATGCAGGCTAGAGCTAGATCTCAACGAGCTATTGATGACACTGTCGACCAATTTATGCTCGACAATCAAGAAAAATATGTGCAGATGGCACAGAGATTAAGCGGTAATAGGGCTGTAGATAGGAGCATGGCAGCGATGAGAGGCCGAAACCTAGCCGGTGGAATGTCTCAGATTAGAAATGCTCAAGACAAAATGATGACTGGAAACATGCAACTTGCAAGAACAATGCAAGAAGCTAGAGCTAAAGAGCTATCAACAGTTGCTACTGCACCAATTCAAACTAAATACATCGATAGCTATACACCTGCTGAAGCACCAAAGAAAGGATTTATGGATTATTTAAATCTAGCTTCAGGTCTTACTAAAAGTGTTGTTGGTGGCTTTGAAACGTTTGACAAGTACAAACCACAGATGGGATATACAGGTGGCAACTCATCTCTAAAGATTGGCATGGATAATTTTAAATTTGGCATGAATAACCCAATGGATCTTGGATATGACTTAGGCAACTTGCAATCAATTGGTGGGTATAACTAATGACATTTAGCTATTACAGAGAACCTGACAACAGAGAACAGGAAGCAGCTGAAGCTCAAAGACAAAGAGCAATCCAAGCATCTGATATGCAGTCTGCCATTTTAGATATCAAGACTGCAGCTGAAAACAAGATTGACAAAACAAATGTTTTGACAGAACTTGGCAAGTTCAGCAAGTCATTAGCTGAAACAGGCGGCAAGCTGCTGACTAAGCATATTGAAGAACAAACTGCTCAAGCACATATTGACTATGCAAACAGAGCAGAAAAAGATCCAGGAGTACTTGATGGAGTCAGCGAGTCATTAGTAAACGCATCACGTTTCACCAATCAAGTAGCTGATGATATTGAAGAACAACAAGGCGTTGGATCAGTAGCTGCTGAAGAGGTACGTAGCAGGAACCCTTATTACGTAGCTGCTATGCAGAGACTTGAGATCCAAGGAAAGGTTTCAAATGCAAGGTTAGCTTTAGAAGAGGCAAAAGAAACCCTTACCATTACTGATGAAGATGGTAATGAACTCCCGTTCTCAAACATCACTAAAGGATCAGATCAAGCAGCTTGGATAGCAAAATTCAGACATCAGTTTATTAGAGAGAACTTTGCAAATATCACACCAGAGGCATATCAGTCACTTGTTGACGAACCACTAGGTCAAGTTCTTAAAGAGCATTCAGGCCGATGGGCTACATCTAATGCAGCTCAGCAAAAAGCAGAAAGAAGAGAACTTGGAAGACTGGAACTAGAACAAGCAGTAGTTAGTGGATCAGCATCGAAGGTTGTTGAAACAGCAATGAATGCTCTGCGGGCTAAGATCACGACAAGGGCAGAGCAAGCAGAACAACTCAGAGCAATGGCTGCTAGTGGTGCACTAACAGTTGGAATGATCAAAGAGATTGAAGATATCAAAATCCCACTTAAAGGTGGCGGTAAAAGCACACTAATGGATCAGATAGGTCCAGCTAAGTGGCTTGAAGTTAAACAAGCATTCTTCGCTAAAGAAAAGCAAGACGCTGATAACGAGCTAACCATACGGCGTAATGCCAACCTCGGAGCACAGAAAATGCTTGAGACTGCTATGGCTAATGGTGAAGCAGGCCCGGATGGGAAGTTTTCTGAGAGCTGGTATGAAGCAGCTCAAGAAGCTTTTGTTGAAGAGTATGACTATAGAAGCACATATCTAGATGATCATATGAAAAATAATGCTGCAGAGGTACCCTTCCAAAAAGAGTTAATTGAGAAACACAGCGAAGAAATTCGTAGAGGTACTTTTGACAGACGTATGCTAGACAGATTACCACCAGCTGTTTCAGACAAACTACGTTCACTACTGAGAGATCCAGGAAATAAGGCTTTAGCAGATGATGTAAAAGCTCAGAAAAATATACTGAAGAATGCTGTAAACACTGCTGTAAGGCCCCTACCTGACGGCACTCAATCACCAAGTGCATTGAGAATGACGCAAGAGTTGTATAGGCGGTTTGACGAACAAATGCTTGTACCAGGTAAAACGCCAGAGATAGCACAGGTCGAGGTACTGGATTGGTTTAACGAACAACAAAAGGATCCTGATTTCAAGACCGCTAGGGGGTTTCCTTCAATGGAAGCTAGAGCAAAAGAGATCTATAAAAATGAACAAGAAAGGCTTCAGCAGTTAAAGCAACTTGCAGTAGATATGCAGTTTAGAGATTTTGCTGGAGATGAAACCGCTTTCTTATCTAATGAAGATCTAAAACTGAAAGCATTAGATCTGCAGAGAGGAATCACTGAATTTAGCGAAAGAGATTCAATGGTTGCAAAACTAATGGGTTACTCACATCCGTTGTTTATGTATCAAGCCTTTGCAGAAAACAAAGACAGAAAATACAAGGGGCCAGAAATGGATATACCACCAATTATTCAGGTGGCAGAAGATACCTTTTCACAAGAAAGTAAGAACCTTCTGTTTAACAACTCAAGTCAAAATAGAGCATTAAGAGCATTAGGTAGTCAAGGAGTAATATCTGATTTACCCCGGCGATCAAGGTTTGCTCAAGAAGGCGAGCGAAGTTTTACTGGGGCTTTAACATTTCAGGGTAATCAACAATCCTACGTTGATGCAGGGAAGGCATTTGAGCAAGCAGGTTTCAGAGTTGGTGAGCATAGTTCATTTGAAAAAGTAGATGGGAAACATTCTTCTAATAGTTACCACAACTACGACGAAGCATTTGACATCACACACCAAACAGGTGACTACCGTGCATCAATCGAAAAGACAGGAAGATTACAAGAACTGATATCAAGCCTAGATTTATTTATTGAGGTGATTGGACCACTATCCGGTGATCCCAATCATGCAACACATCTGCATCTTGGTGGATTGAAGAGACCTATCACTGAGGAAGATATCCGACTCATCCAGTCGATTAAATAGATTATGAACAAAAGTCCTATCGACGAGATGAACGAAAATGAGTATCCAGATCTGGAGGAGAATAGGCGAGAGGGTTTAGAAATGCTTAACCGGGTTGAAAATAACCTGGCATTTATGGACGAACTCGAAGAAACCCAAACAGAAACTACAAGCTCTAGTTCATCAGAAACACAAACAGAACAACCACCAGAACAGAAGAAACCAGAAGGAACTGATTACAGTTCAGATCCAAACGTTGAATACATTGATGGTAAGCCTTATTACACAAAGGAAGCGTCAAGGCAAGCTCTACAAGAAAACATCCTTGGTGCCAACACGCAAGTCAAAGAACGTCTGTCAGCTCCTGGGCAAGGTTTACTGGACACTGGTCTAGGGGCTGTAAATACAGTTCTCAGCACACTAAGAATTCCTGAGATCCCTAAGTTCTCCAAGTATGAAACACAAGAAGCACAAGTAACTAGAGATATCTCTTCGGTAGTATTGCCTGCAATTCTTCTGGGTAGAGCTGGAGTCAATCAAGGTACAGCCATCCAAGCTAAGTACGGATCTCAACTTGGAAGACTAGGTCAACTAGGTAACAACGCTGCATTTGCCAGGTTTGCAAAGTACGGTGTAGCTGCTGGTTCAGGTGCCATTGTTGACTACGCTGCACCTATTAGCAGCGAAGACGATAACGTAGCTAGAACACTAAGGGATACATGGCCTCAAACTTGGGGTTGGATTAATCCTGACTGGGCTACAAATGACAACGATTCACCAGAGGTAAAGCGTCAAAAGAACATGAAAGAAGGAGTACTTCTTTCTATTGGTGCTGACTTAATTGTAGGAGCATCAAAAGTCTTAAAAAGAGCAGGTGCTGGATTAGTAGGAAGGCAGCAGGTCAGGGAACTAGTAACCTGGGTTCCTGAAAATGAAAAGGCTATTTCTACAGTCAAGCGTCTGAACGATGCAAAGAAACCAACAACACCTGAAGAGGTTATTGAGGAATCAGCTAAAAAGCAAAACGAAGCTATTGATGAGATAGGTGAATATAACTTAGGTAAGTCTGTAGATCTTGACCAACCTATCTTTGGTGTAACTGATGTCTACGACGACCTTGATTATGCCTTTAGAACTGCCGATCCTGGTGGTGTCCATGGAATGGCTGTCGATACACTGAGGATTGAAAAGAATATCGATACTGTCTATGGACGTATTGGTAGTGGCTTTACTCCCAGTGCACTTAAGTTTGCAACAGATGCAGATGAGGGTGCAGAAGTTCTAGTCCAGGGAATGACTGCCCAGCTACGAGACGGTGGTAAGTATGGGTATAACACCAGCAATGGTAGATACCTTTCCTGGGAAGAGATTAATGGTGCTGGTGATCGACTAGCTGCAGACCTTATGAATATGGATGTTAAATCCATGAAGGCAGCATTTAAGGATCTTACGTTTAAACATGGAGATCATAATGTTGATGTTCTAAAGGAAGAGGCATACAACGGGGTATTCAAGGCTATTAATAAGTACCTCAAGGAATATGCAACACTCGACCACACAAAAGCTTACGCATATCTTAGTACTTCCGTAGCTGGTCAAGTGTCAGACATGGCTGAAGGTCTTCGTCTGATGGATGGCACAGCAGCTGTAGAACACGCACAGAATGAAATCCTTGATCGGCTTCAGTTTCTCATCGCAGCTAAAGGACAAAGATCATATATTGATGGTCTTGCTCTGAATAGAAAAAACCTTTGGCAAAAAACTAAGAATTTTACTGGGGATAAAATCAATCAATTGCGTGGCATGGCTGCTGCTGATGCAGAAGACATCCCAGTAAAACTACGTGAGAAGGCTGAACAAGCAAAGCAGACAATTGAAACACTACGTGCAGTAAACAAAGAACGTCCAGAATTGCTTGGACCTTTGATGCTTGCTTATGAAGTTACTGATGGAAAAGTCCACAGTATGCATCAGCTTAATAACTATATTAATAACAGTACTGGTATGTTCAGCAAACTGCTGATCGATACCCAATCAGAAATACCTAGCACATGGGTACAAGGAGTTTGGGCAAACATCTATAACTCAGTACTGTCATCAGTAGTTACACCGATGAAAGCTCTTGTTAGTAACTCGGCGCTTCTTATCGAAAGACCTGTCACTACATTCATGGGTGCTGCTATCCATGGTGATAAGAACACCATTAGACGTGGTCTTTATCAATATAGAGCTGTGGTAGACACCTTCACTAAAGGGTGGGGCCACATGAACGAGGTGTACAAACGAGCTGCTAAAGATCCTTCTTCAGTCGGTTACATCATGCGTGATGACATCGCGAGAAAGAATGAACAACAGATGGAAATTCTGCGTTCATTTGCTGATGCACAATCTGAACTAGGTAACGATGGACCGCAAGCAATGTTGGTTCATATCGAAGAGTTGAATGCTCTGTCTGAACATCCTTGGTTACGGTTTGGACCTAACGCAATGTCAGCCCTTGATGGCTTTACAAGAGCTGTGATCGGCAATATTGAAGCAAGGGGAAGAGCGTTCGATGCCATTAATAGTTCTGGTGGCCGTTTATCTCAAGATATGATGGATGATATTGCTAAACAGCAATACAACCAAATGTTTGATAAGAACGGAGTTATCACTGACAAAGGTGTTGAACATGCAAGTAGAGAAATCTCTATGAACCTTGACAGTAATATGTCAGATTCTTTAGGTGAATTGCT